GCCTTGTAGCAACAGCAAGTCGGCTGTAGCAAAGGTGATGGCATCCTTGTGGTAGACCAAGTTCTGTGCGTAAGCAGTAGAAGCAGCACCGATGAAGGTCACGGTGGCGTTGATCAAAGGCAAGGTGCTGACGGTAGCCAGTGCTTGTGTAGCCGAGTACATCGGAGCCACAGTCACAGACCAAGTACCAGCCACAGCAGTAGCGTCAGCCAAAGCGACGAACTGGAACAACGAACCAGTGGTTTCACGGGTTTGTGGGTTCACAGCAAAAACGCTACCGCAGGTGAACACATCGCCAGCCTTGATGGTCGTGGACACAGAGGCTTGCGACAAGCTGATAGTGGAAGCGCCTTCCGAAGTCACCGAGGCGGCAACGATGGTAGCGGCAGCAGCGTCACGCGAACCAGTGGTGTGCTGTTTGATCGACTGAGACATGTTGATTTCTTCGTAACCCAACACGCCAGTACCCATCATGCCGTTCTTGAACTGCTTGCTGATGGTGTCGGTGGGGTTGAACAAACCTTTCATGCCTTCGACCAAACCAGCGTTAGCGGCTGGGTTGACGGTGGCGTAACGTGGATTCATCACAGCGGCGTTCTCGTTCAGCTTCTGCTGGGCTTGCAACAGCACCAAAGAAGTCGAAGGAGTCGTGCCGGGAGTGCCGACGCTGTTACCGATGTAACGGTAAGCGTTTGCCACATCAGCGTCAATGCTGGAGGCCAACTGGCTGATACGAGGCTTCAACACACGTTCTGCGAAGTCGTCCAATTGCATGGTCAGTTCAGCGGAGGTGAAGTTAACACCAATGTGCTTCTGGCTGGCAACAGACAAAGTGGTGAACTGTTCGTTGTCGTCCTGAACTTGCAGGGCGGCACCGTCAGTGACCAGAGCGCGATCGGGCAGACGGATACGCAGTGTGGAGCCAATTTTGGCACCTTGCACAGCGAAGCTGTCATCATATTGACGATTTACGTTACGGGTGAGCACCAGGTTGTTCTCTAAGCATTATGTTCGCCTGAGTTCGTTAATCTCAGACCGCCCTTTCGGGCTGCTGCATGTCACCATGCAGAGCAGACTATCTCTTCATCCTCTTGCGAGGAGCTGTGCGCTTCCAGCCACTTGGCTGTACTCCCTTTCGGGATAGTCGTTACACCTTCCGCTGGTGAGGGCAAACGCCACCGTTCCTGTGTTTGCCGACTTGACAATTCATGCAAAGAACTTGGAATCCGTCTGGAAACTTGTTCTTAATGAGCCACTGATAAAAGCCGGTTCCGCTTCCACGGTACAACTTAGCTTTTCTCATCGCAGCACCATCATTGTTTACATGGTCTATCGACAAAAACATTTTCTCAGTCTCAGCGCAACAATTGCATTTGTAGCCGCCATAAGCGCCATACACTGCTTCTCGTTGCCGGTCTTGATTGCGTTTAGTTTTTCCAGACTCTGCTGCGCGTAACGCTGCAACTTCATCCGGTGTCCCATTCGCTATCTTCCGGTTGCGCCATTCGCGGGAATGTTCACGGGATTTTTCCCTGTTTGCTTCCCGCCAATCGCGCATTCGCTGATTGACCTTTTCTCGGTTACGTTCTCGGTATCTGGCAGCAGCTTCACGGTTTTTAGTCCGTATCGCATCGTCAATTACCACTTCACTTTTGGCTTGGCTCGGTATTTTCATGTAATTATTTTACATGATGTCCACCGAATTCACACAGTTTTTCTTAATGATTACTCATTAAGGAGACCTTAATTAATCTCAAGAGCCTTCCGGGTGATCATGTCAATTGTCAGAATCGAATTAGACATAATCTATATTTCCTTTAAAGTTAAAAATTAGCGGATACGCTGTGCTTCGTACTTCTTCATCTGCCGGGTGCGTTCCGCTTCAATCCACTGGCTGGTCGTCATGGTCTTGATAGACCGTGGGTCAGTAGTGTCTTGCGTTGGTGATCCAGAGGATCGTGCATTAACAGGTGAAATCGGCGCTGGCGCAGACGTTGTTCTTTTCATGGGAGGTTCAGCGGCCAATTTGGCTTCGATCTTCCCAATTTCCTTTGCTTGGCCGAGTGGCGTCAGACGGGCGATACGGTCTGCATCTTTGGGGTTGGAACCGAGGTAGTAAGCTAACTCAGGGCCAATGTCCGAAGACTGGATCGTCTCAGCCATTACGTTCGTGATGCTCAGTTTGGGGTTATACGCGACTTGTTCAAAGTCATCGTATTTGCTCCGCGCTTCTTCTTCACGCTCGTGATAGCTTTCAAGAACTTGCGATTGCTGCTTTGCAGCTTCCCGTTTGGCAATCAATTCTTCAGCCTTCTGATATGCCAGTGCATCGGCATACGCTTCAGGTGTTTCAAATTGGTCAGCCGTCTGAGTTGCTGGAGCCCTCAACACCTGCTGTTCAGCTTGGCGTTGCGCTTGATCTCGTTCCCACTTCCGTTGCTCTCTTGCGAGGCGTTTCCCAACAGCAGCATCAAGTTCCTCTTGCGAGAATGTCCTGGGAGCTACTTCCGGCGTTTCTACTACAGTTTCAGGTGCAGCCGTTGCGTCCTGTTCTGGCACGGGTGTAACCGCTAGGTTTTCGACTTCATCAGTCATTTGTCTGAATCCTTAGATTCCCCAGTGAACCTCGCTGGTACGGTTTGGCAATTATGCCTTAAATTGTGCAGCCCGTGCTTCTACCTCATACGGGTTCAAAAAGTATCCGTACTTCAGGTTCCAGTACAGGTACTTGACCATGTATACCAGTTTGCCGTCATGCTGCATCTGCTCCAAATGCTTTTGCTCATGGCGAATAAGGCCAGCATCAGTCTCATAACCGGGGGCAAAATAAATATCGCCCCACAGGCTTGTCCATCCCTGGAACTTCATTTGATTCATGAACCAGAGGATGGGGCCGTGGGCAACTTTGATCATTATGCGTAGTAGCTGATGTTCAACTTGGCGCTGCCCGCTTGCTCAATAAACTGAACTTTGGTCAGGTCACCGTCGTACTGCAAAGGAACACCGGAAATCAATGGCATACCAACAGATGCGGTAGGCGCAGTGCCGTCATCACGCCAGCGCACATTTTGCGTTTCACAAATAATTAATGCAAATGTGGGCTTTTGAAAAGACCCATTTTTGTCCAATGTGGGAACAGTTAAGTTGGCAGCAGATGACAATGAGGCGATCTGCTGATAACCGATGCAGGATGTTACTGCTTTAAGGTTCATGCTCATAATTAAAATCTCCGGGGTTGTGTAAATGATCTTAGTGCGTATGTTACTTCGGTTACGGTTTGAGGAGTTACGCTGAAATTCCAGTTCAGGTTATTTCCTCCGTCAATGTTGCCCGCACTTGTAAGCGAATTCCAAATTGCACCACCTGTTGCGTTGATGTCCTTGATGTCACAGAAGCTGACCGAGTTGACACCAGACGCATCGCTCAAGGTTGCTTGAGTGCCAGACGTTGAACTGTTGAGCGTGATTAAGTTACCGCTGGTGCCGGACACGGTGAATGCGCCGACTGTGGTAATTGTGCTGGCAGGGAACGTGATTGTGGCAGGCTGCACCGTGTTGGTGATGTTGGCAAAGGTGTTTGCTTGCTGAATAGTCAACGCGCCTGCGCCACCTTGGTTTAGGATCGGCCAAGTTTTTGCAGCACCAGCAAATGTCTTAGCGGTTGCGCTGGTCATACTAATCGTGGCAGTGCCTGGGATGATTGTCAGCCCAGAAACGCCAAACTGCGCATTCCAAACTGTGGTCAATGTAGCGTTGTCTCCTGTCACCGTCCATGTTCCTGATCCTAGATTAAGCGTTTTAGTTCCGGCGCCAGAAAAATATCCACCCAATGTTACATTTTTGCCGTTGGCATCGAATGTTCCGTTGTTAGTTCTAAGTATTTTGGTGCTTGAGATTATTAAGTTATCTTGCAATACCCAATTTCCACCAACGCCATCAAATCGAAGTTCAAAATTAAATGTTATTCCGCTTGTTGTAATATTTCTAGGAGTGCTACTGGTAGATGAAAAATCAATTCTTGATGTTCCAGAGTTTGTTGTCATTGTTGCCGATGCAACAAAATCACCATAAACAACTTGTGCGGCGGCTGTAAGCGAGCCGGAAAATCCCGTGAAATCAATATTACGACACCGAACCCCACCAGCAATAATATCAGTACCAGCGAGGACATAAATATCAGGCGTATTGGCTTCCGCGCCACTTGGGGAAGAAGCTAATGTGCCAGTTATGGTTCTTGTGCCAGATGCGACATTGGCAGTAATATCAATACGTTTCAACCCTGTCAAAGTCGCTGTTGTCCCAAGGTTTACAACAGTTGTGGCAGAACCAGCAACACCGATTTTGAATGTTGCAAAATTAATGGTGCCGGTATAATTTGTTAAAGTGAGAACACTGCACACCACATTAGAACCAAGCGTGCAAGTTCCAGCGCCAGAGTTGGCATCAAATAATGCTTGATCTGATGTGGTTGGAACACTTGCCCCACCAGCGCCGCCGGATGTAGTTGACCAGTTTGCCGTGTTACTAGTATCCCAGGTTCCAGTACCGCTGTTAACAGCACCTGTCCAATATCTGCTCGCCATGTCAGTTCCTTAGCCAAGAACCATTGCAAATATAGCAAACGTCCGACTGGATGCGTTTGTATTTGAAATGGTGATTTCGTTAGCGGCGCTTGTCCAAACCCGGAAAGTTCCAGAGCCGGGGTCTGTCGTGTTGCCAATATTGAAAGCTGCGCCAACATTAAAGCCAACATTGCCCGTGTTGCTGTTAACAAATGTGGCATATGCGGTGTCATTAAACTGGCAAACAATAAACACCAATGTTGGCCGAGAATCGTTCCTAATTGCCACGATGGCAGTGGCTCCGCTGGCAATGGTCACATTCTCGACTTGAAGATAACCGTTTCCTTCATAGCTTCCCACTTTTGCCATTCGAGCAATTGCGTTTGTTTTCAACCCAATCGCACTTGGTGATTTCGCAATGTCGTTCACCTCGAACCCGTAGTTGTCCCAAGCCGACAAGCTGGAACTCATACTAACACTTGTGACGCCATCCCTGACGATTGCAACCGTAGCAGCACCTGCGTAGACATTTCCATATGCCACAGTGTTGCCAAAAAATGGGGTTGTAACGCCGCTTGTTGTAACGTAAACAAGCGCTTTGTCACCCATTACGCCGTCTGCAACTTCTTCTACATAATTGTTTGAAACTTCGGCGTAATTCTTATCACCATTGCATCGGTACGCGAAAAAGTTGGTGACAGTACCGTACACCTTATTGTTTGAGACAGTATGTCGAGAAAACAACCCGAGACTTGGAAACACCGCAGCAAAAATTGCGAGGGTTGTTCCTGCCTCAACCACAACCGAGCAACCATCAACCAAAATACCCGGCGTACCAGTTGATCCGGACACGTTTACACACGTTCCTGGTTGTTGCCCGTTGCTGTACGAAAAAGTCAAATCACGGAAGTTACCGTTTCCTGTTTGCGCGTCAATCTCGTTGTTGCCTTGACCACTGGTAAGACCCTCTGTGCGAGTAAAGCTGCTGGATTGCACCACGGTGTTGCGACATTGAGTCTTGATTGAACGGCCATAGCAGTTGAGAAACTCAGACGCAATACATGAAAACAAACTCGGAACTTTACGCGTACCAACAGTTGGTGAAAAATAAGTGATACCGTCTTGATCGTCTTTGTAGGCAAGGTCAGAACTGTAAATTTTCTCGATCCTTATCCCATCAACGTACATTGCACTGACATAGCGTGTGGTGCTGTACCAAGTAACACTGATGCCGGAGATGCCGATTGAGCCGGATGTTCCTTGACCTGCTGGGAGTTCACAATCGTTTGCACCGCCGCCGTTGAAAACGACCGAGTTGAACGACCCACGAACCAACATACCGTTGCCACCAGAAAAAGTGCTGAGTCGTTTTGCGCGAGTCACAAACACGTTGTTGCAGGTCAGGTTGGAGTAGCTGTCGGTGTTGTTTAGTATTTCCAAACACTTATTGCACAGCTTGCTGCCGTCCACGGTAATGTCGTTCAAGACATACTCAATGCCGCCGCCTTGAAGCAAAACAGCGCGTTCAGTGTGCGCTCCGTCATAAATGATGGTAGCGTTGCGACCCTGCCAGAACACGTTGGTTGCGTAGGTGCGCGAAACAGTAGATGTGATGCGGTAAGTTAGACCACCCCAGTCTAGGGGCTGTTCACTGTTGATGGCTGCTTGCACTGCCACTGTGTCATCGGCCACGCCGTCACCGATAGCGCCGAAATCCTTAACGCTTACACTCTCACGTAGCTTATCCTGCACCGTAGTTGCTACGGCTCCTGTACCTGCGGGGTCGTAAACAACATTTACAGCGTTTGATGCAATACCAGTACCGTTGATGCCGGTAATGTTGTCCCATGTTGCCAACAGCGTACTTGTAGATGTTTGAAGCACAAACTTGTAATTGCTGCCTGCTGTCAACCAAATTTCACCAGTGGCAACACGGCCAGCCGAATCAAGAATGATTGGGTTGCTATGGGCAGTAGCGCCTGATGCTGATGTATAGGTGGCCTGTGGTGTGGTGGTTCCAGCGGCATAGCTGTACAACTTACCACCCGTCAAAGGATTACCACTGTTGTCAAAAAATTGTTGTCCTGCGCCTGCAAGTGCCGAAAGGTTAACGGTCATGTTTCAATCCTTTACGCCAGAAAGCGCAATTTATACAGAGTTGACAGGTACAACTCAATAATACCATCTATCAAATTCTGCAAAGGCGTGTCCGTCTTGTCAGCAACTTCAAAACGGCCCGCTTCAATTTCTTCCAGTTGACCCTGCAAGAACTCGATGATGTTGGTAGTCTTCTTGGCCGACATCAGGGAAATGGGGCCAATCAGCCCTTTGCGTCCTTGGTAGGCTTCAGCAAAGCCGTCAGCCAAGTCTACAATCTCGTCGTAAAACGTGTTCAGGGCAACGTGCTTGGAGTAGCTACGGGTGTTCAGGTGTACCGAATGGGCCACATCTCGGGCCAAAAACAGCATCCCTACAAAGTCACAGGCTTTCATTGTGGCATCCCTTGTGGTGGTACTTGGGGTATACCTTGGGGTATACCCTGTGGCATCTCACTCATAGTGTCTTGCATGGACTCACGGTTAGGCATTTCAGCCACTAGGTCACCAGAAGTGATCATTGAATGAATTGTGCCCATGACAACATCTTGAATCTGCTCAGGGCTCATGCTGGCCTGCACAGCACTCAGGCGCTGTGTCTCAGCTTGGAACGCCTTGACCTGAGAATCAAACTCTTTGACCTCAATCTCGCGCATATCCAGCGACTTGGACACGTTCTGAAGCATTGTGTGCATCTGCTCCATCTCAGCGCCCATAGCCTGCATCTGCTGCTGTGCTGCGGCCAGTGCCGGGTTGTCTTCACCATCAGACATCAGCTTAGGATCAATGGTCTTGGCAAAGCGCTTGGACATCTCCTGCGCACCCGGCCAGTCCATGTTCTTGACGAACAGGTCGCCAGCCACTTGCCAAAGCTGCGGGTTGCCCTGCAACAGTTGGGCCATAGCCTCCAGAGCCTCTTGGCGCTTAGTAGCGTAACCGGGGCCGGTGGTAGCCACAACGTCGTACTTGCCAACGCCTGGGTTGTAAATCTTTTCGATTACGATGCCTTGGTCGTTCGTGATCTTGTTGACAGCTTGTGGCTGGTCAGGGTTAATCTTGACCATCTTTGTTTCGCCATCTTCACCAATGATCCGGGCGATACGCTGGGTATCGTAAATCTTGGGGATCATGTCGATCAACTGGCGCGCAATGTGCCGGACGCCACGGGCCAGGTTGTCACCATAGTGGTAAGTCCCAACATCGCCCTCACGCTGACGTGCAAGAATGGCTTTTCCTGAGCGCTCGTTGGAGCCCATGCCCAAAGAAGCGTTGTATTGGCCTGTAGTGGATTTGATGTCCTCTGCCGC